CGAGGCCTGCAAGAGGCGCGTCCAGCAGATCATGGAGCACCCGTTCGGTGAGGGATTTGAACTCTCAGTGGCGCTCACTGCCGCCGCCGGTTCGGGCTACACTTGGGTTGACGCAAAATGACCGAGGCCAACCGTCGGTGGTTCATAGAAAAGCTCGGTCTAAACTATGACCGCTTTCGAAAAGGCAATCTGACAGAAGAAGAAATGAAGACCCTGGAGGCAGCTATGGAGAAATATGGCGTTGATACGAGCAAGACCGAGGGGGAGAAGACGGCAGGGGAGGGCGGGAAATGCCCCATCTGCGGTGCTGAGCTCGACCCCAACTCCCCCACTCCCAAGTGCCCGATCCACGGTACCGCGCCATTCGAAGGCGGAGATCAGGTGGCATAGATGGCCGTGAAGACCAAGCTTCAAAGAGAGAAAGAAGCGGCGAAGGTCGAGAAACTGGTAGAGCGTGAGAAGGCCCCGCTCAAGGTCGTCGCACCCAAGAAAGAAAAAGAGGACAAGAACGCCCCTCCTCCACGGGGCGACCGCATCGACATCGTGAAGGCGCGCATCAATAAGGCCTTCAACGGCAAGGGCGCGATTCTCTCGGGAGACGAGTTCTACAACACCTTCATGCTGCGGCGCCCAACGGGAATCACCGATCTGGACATCGCCATTGGCGGTGGTTGGCCAGCCGGCGGTCTTTCGCAGCTGATTGGCGAGGACAACTCCGGCAAGACATACCTCGCCGATCGCACGATGCTGGAGACTCAAATCATCTACGGTCCCGATTCCGCTATCGCAGCATGCATGACCGAGTCGAAGTTCGATAAGCGCTTCGCGAAAGAGAAGGTTGGAGTTCAGATAGCCTTCAGCAAGCTCGAGCTGGAGATGATGGACGAGGCTCGGGCTCGTTTCGGCTTGCCTGTGCTAACCGATGAGAACAAGGCGTGGTACCGCCATCAAATCGGACATTTCCAAGAGGCGGTCTTCTCGACCGCCGAGCAGGTCTTGGAAGCAGCGGTTCAGCTCATCGAAGAGAACGTCTTCCAGATCGTCCTCATCGACTCCTTCGGCGCTCTCCTCACTGCAGCCGAGGCTGAGTCGAAGGAGGGTCTGGAGGGGCGACACTACGGCGGCGCCTCGGGCGTCATCACGCAGTTCATGCATCGCCTTCATGCCGCGCTCAATCTGCCTGACAAGTACAACCGGCCAAATACCACCACCGTTCTTGGCATCAATCAGTACCGCGAGAACTTGAAAGCTGGTGGTAATCAGTACGCCGACCCGCTTCAGATCGCCGGCGGGCGCGCTCTGAAGCATGGCAAACTCGTCGACGTGCTCTTGAAGAAGGGCGCAAAGATCCGCACAGGCCAGAACAAGGAGTTGGTCGTCGGCAAGGAGATCAACTGGTCCGTCATCAAGGGCAAGGCTGGCTGCCATGATGGCGGGAGCGGTACCTACCGCTTCTACTACGGCGAGCACGGCTACGGCTTCGGAGCAGACATCTACCACAACCTCCTCATGGCCGGTGTGCAGAGCGGCGTCATCGAACAGAGCGGTGCCTGGTACTCGTTCCAAGGCGAGCGCGTCTGCCAGGGCCAAGACAACGCCGCCTATGCTTTCATGCAGAATCCCGCCTTGGTGCAGCGAGTTCGCGACGCCGTCTTCGTCGCGAACAAGCTCGACTTCATCGTCAAGGAGACCTTCTGATGGACGCCCGCACGTCGAAGATGCAGAAGAGGATCAGCGCGAAGCAAGAGAAGCGCATGGCCGAGGATCTGGGCGGTAGAGTGCAGCCAGCCTCGGGTGCGCTCAAGCACGCCAAGGGCGACGTGCGAGTCATGGGCTCTGTCCGAGCCGAAGCGAAGTACACCTCGAAGTCGCAGTACACATTGAAGCTCGCTGAGCTCGAGAAGATCATCGGCGAGGCAGGCCTGGATCGTGCGGTGCTCCAGGTCTGCTTCGCCGATCGAGCAAACCGTCCCATCCTCGAACTCGCAGTCTTTCCCTGGAACAAGACAGAGGGAGTTTCAGGCGCTCTCGAGCGCGCGGACATCCAGACGTTCGCCAAGAGCCTTCGACTCGACAGAGACCGGATTGCAGTGAAGCTGTTGAGCGGAGACCGCTACATCGTCTTCTCCGAGAAGGGTGGCGAAGTCCGCCACCGCTGGTTCCGCATCTCTAATTGGAAGGACTACTTGACCCTGATGGAGGAGATCGATGCTTGAGATCATGACCATCGGGGACTTCATGGCTCTCCACCCAACTCAGCGGGAGGAGATTCAGAAGGCTCTGAAGGTGCGCGACCGCCTCGACAAATGGCTCGATTACACGATCAATGCCAAACGCCCGCCCATGCTTCAAGCGGAGTGGAAGAAGTGTCGTTTCTGTGATGAGGCAGGGGCAGTACATAATGAGGCTGGTTGCTGGGCACTGAGCGAGCCCCGTGACAATTCCGACATCCACCCCTCCCAAGTCACCAAGTGCATCAAGAAGCTTTGGTACGACTGCGCCGGCTTCACGCAACAAGCTGAGGAGATCATCGATCCTCGCACTCAGCGCACATTCGACTTGGGGCACGCCTGGCACCACACTGTCCAGGGCTACGGTCGACGCGGTGCTTGGAGCGACCCCAGCGACTATCGAGACGAAGTCCCGTTCGATCCCGATATGGTTACGGAGAGGGGAGATCCCAAGTTTCCCGTCGCCAAGCAATTCTTGCTCCACGGATCAGTCGACGCCATCATATCTCGATACATCATCCCGCAAGTGCCTATGTTGGGTGATGTAATGGTGCGGATGGTCCATGAGTACAAGACCATCAACTCGAACGGATTCCAGAACCTCAAGAAGCCCAAGCCCGAGCACAAGTGGCAGGCGATGATCTACGCCGCCGTCTTCGATATCCCACTCGTCGTCTTCCTGTACCTCAACAAAGACACGAGTGCTCAGATCGACTATCCCATCTCGTTCGACCCCATACTGTGGGGCCAGATTCAGCAGAAAATAGAGATCGTGAAGTACTATCTTCAAGTCGAACAAATGCCTCCCTGGGACATCACTTCGGCAGTGAGAGACCCAGCCGAGTGCAAGCAGTGCGGCTACGTGAAGATCTGCCGACCGGACAGGAGGTAATAGCATGTCTGGATTTCAGGTCTCGACCGAGAGTACGCTCGAAGAAGCATCGGAGCGCTTCGCAACTGTTGATGCGCGTGTAAGACAAACTCTCGCCAACAAAGGGTTTGCTGGCACAGCTGTACCCCCCATCTGCCTAAATGCCCAGGGACAACAACAGGTGTACAACGGCTGGATCCCGCCAGACCTGACCAAGCTGAAGGACGATGAGCTCGGCGGATTTCTCGGGCTTCTGTCTGGCTGGCTGGACTATGTGCAACAGCAGTTAGCCGATGCGCACGGGTCGATGACCATCGCCAATGCGAAGCTCGAATTCGTCAACGCCCACCTCCTCATGATTCACAAGAGAGAAGGAGACAAGAAACGACCCGAACCCGAGAGAAAAGCGATGGTGCTAATCGATAAGCGGTATATCGAGGCACAGACTGAGTCCATCTATAATGAGACGTATTACCGACATGTGAAAGCTATCGCCACTGCCGCCGAGCAGAACTACTCTGCCGTTTCTCGCCGCATCAGTCAGCGTCAGCAAGATGTGGAGCGGCAGCGCCGGACGACGGGTGCATTGAATGCCCCGGTGGGGCCGTTCTTTCAGAGGACGTGAGGAGGAGACAATGCTTATTGCCGTCAATGGTGAAGCGGACATGGGGAAGGACTATGTGGCAGACTGGTGCGCCCGCGAGTTCGACCTCGTGAAGATCGCCTTCGCCGATCCCATGAAGCGGTTCGTCCGTCAGTTCTTTGGCATCTCTGCTGAGAACCTGTGGGGGCCATCGAGCAAGCGTAACGAAGAGCTGGATGCTGAGCCACTGTGGAAGTTTGCTTTCTCCCAGCTCCACACCATGCACCAATTCACCGTGAAGGTGGTGCCAGAAGAGAAGGGCCCCGAGCTCCGGGCAAAAGCGTTCAGTGCACTGCAGCAGTGGGTCACGAAGCTCCGCAAAGACTACCCCGAGAAGATCTCCGCCCGCATCATCCTCCAAACATTGGGCACGGAGTGGGGAAGAGCCGTAGACCCGATGATGTGGATCAACTACCTGGTCACGACCCAATCACCGCTCCTCGCTCAAGGATATCCCTACACTCCAGAGCTCGGTGTTCGTCTCAACGTCGAGCCAGAGACACCGAAGCGGGGCATCATCGTTCCCGACTTGCGGTTTGCCAATGAGCTCGAATGGGCGAAAGCAGAGCGCATCTACGTGGTCCGTGTTCGGCGTCTCTCACGTGTTCGAACAGACGGTTCCAATGTTGGTCTCACCGGACACCAGAGTGAGCAGGAGCAGCGTGGCATCCCAGATTCCGCATTTGATAAGGTCTTCGAATTTCCTGAAGGACTCGACAAGGTGGATGTGATGCTCGCCGACTGGGCCGACTCCGAGATGCGGAAAGCCGCATGATCAACATCCCCACGCCGCCGGAATACACACCGCCTCACGGGCTGCAGATCGTCATCCCGTTCCTGCCGCCAACGTCGAATCACATCTACGTGAACGGGCGCGGCGGCAGGGGACGGTTCTTGAGCAAGGAGGCCGAAGCTTGGAAGAACCGCTTCATGCAGCAGGTGATCGCACCGTACATGATGCCGATCTCCGACTTCTGCAAGACGGTAGACGCGGACCCCGCCTCGATCCTCGAGCTCCACATGATCTTCTTCTTCGAGAAAGAAGATCTGTTGAACACGACATTCGGCAAGGATGTAAAGAGTGCGGCTAAAACGCGATACAAGAAGATGGACGTACAAAACCGTATCAAACTGGTGACTGACGCAGTGTCGAAGGCGATTGCGATCGACGACTCTCTTCACTTCCGCGAGATTCACGATAAGTGCTGCGCTGACTTAGCGGGGGGACCTGGCGTCTGCATCAGGCTGAAGAAGTCGAACCCCACATTCTTCGGAGTACAGTGATGTCCCACGGGCACGACCACAAAGACTACAAGCGTGTCTTCGGGAATGTAGAGAGGTCGACCAAAGGCCTCATCGTACTCTGTGACGGGGAAGCACCGAAGGCAGGTACGGACGTACGACAACAAGTACGAGCGGTCTGTCTCGGGCGGCCACTACCAGCATGCGAGACGTGCGAGCACAGCCACTTCACCATTCAGCTCAAGCCAAAGATCGGCGACCAGCTGGTGGCGTGTCCTCGGTGGCCATCGATAGTCGAGCGCTACGCTCACGAAAAGCCCTCGTACGAGATGGTGCGTCGACAGCAGTGCATCATCGATGCCCCGTACGAATACTGCTCCTTCTGCCCAAACCGCAACGTCAATGACCAGCCCCGCACTCAGCTTGGTTGGTGGGAGGCAGAGAAGTGGAAGGAGTAACAGTGTCCCTAGACGAGCTCAACGACACAGAACTGTGGGAGCTTGTGAGGATGCAGTTGTCTGCAGCATGGCTACGCCCTGTCCGTCTCAGCAGAGCTGTCTCTCGAGAGCGGGTCATCTATCTCATCGAGTCAAACGAGCAACCACTCCCAGAGGAGATCCTGCTAGAATCCCGGCAGAAACTGGAGAATTGGGTCGCCAAGAATTGGGATAAGGTGGTCTCACAGATTCCTTGCTCTGGCGTCCTCAAGGGCAAGTGCACCAAGTATGCATGCCCGGAGGGGAGACACCTGACGTGCTATGCCTCGGCTCTCCCACACATGAAGCTATGAGCAACCAACCGATTTCGTGCATGAACTGTGAGCGTCTCGGAGATTGCCCCACAGTCGACGAGCAGAAGCTCTTGAGTGGATATTGGTGTGGGGACTGGAGGCAATGCCACGAGGCGAAAGTAGCTGCAAGACAGCAGATCCTGTATAAATTCGGCTCCGCCGGTGCGAGTGTTCTTCTGGCACCACCGGTGGATGGCGAGGGAGGGAAGTGATGGCCGCCGCGATGGAGGCAATACCCGAGCTCGTACTCAAGAAGCCGGATGGCTCCCTGCTCACCAGAATCGAAGCGGAGGCGGAACTGTGGGACAAGTGCAAGACGTCCCACATGATGCGTCGATTGGCGTGGGGTCGGTACGGACTGGACCAACGCTTCACGTGGATCCTCAAGCCCACGAGCGTCACGCACTGGGTCCTCGACGAACTGTCCCGAAAGAAGTTCATTTCAGGTGATCCTATCGGAGTCCAACCCGAGCTCGAGAGCGACGACTCTTACTTCAGCTCGTTTGTGCAGCGCTTGAAGGTCTTCGTGGAAGAAGGACGAGCGCTGGCCCCTAAAGAAGGAGAAGGAATCAACATGAGCGATTTCCAGCACCCCGGTCCGATGATGATGCCCCAGAACGGTCAACAGCCCTCGATGCCTGGCTTTGCGGCCCCACCTTCGCCGGTCGGCTTTCCGCCAGCTCCTCCCCCGATGGGTGCTCCCCAGTTTCAGCAGCCGCAGGCGCCGGTTGGGTTCCCTCCCCAGGCACCGCCTCCGATGGGAGCACCGCAGGCTCCCCAGGGCTATCCTCCGGCTGGGCCCCAGTTTGGTGCTCCTCAGTTCGGCGCCCAGCCCCAACAGCCAGCCTTCCCGCCGCAGGCCATGCCGGCACCGGGAGCTCCCCCGCCGATGATGCAGCCCCAAGGTGCCCCACCGGCTCCTCCGGCCCAGGCTCCCGCGAATCGTCGTGGCCGTGGCAAGACCGACGCGGCTCCTGCTCCGGGCACCCTGCCTGGACAGCAGCAACTTCCGATGGGAGCTCCGCCGCAGGGATTCGGTGCCCCGCCGATGATGCCGCCGCAGTTCGGCGCTCCGCAGGGCATGCCCCAGATGGGAGCACCGCAGCAGATGGCTCCTCAGACTCAGCAGGCGCCCATGCAGCAGGGTGGTGCCAACAACGGTGAGCTCTTGGCAGCCATCGCACAATTGAAGAACATCGTGGAAGAACAAGGCAAGTTGCTGCAGCATTTGGGCAGCAAGCTGCTCGAGACGCAGCGCATGGTCAAGGCCATCGACATCGTGTCGAGCATCAGCCTGCGTGGTTTCTACAATGCACCGCGGCCGGCGACCGAGGCTGATCTGGGCCTCGAGGCGACCTTCAAGGCCGTCAACATCCCGTACCCTTCCTAGCGCCGCCGGAGTCACCCAAGTCGACAGCTCCTGCCCCAGTCATCGCTGACAATCGGGTGGCTCTTCCGCGGCGCGATCACACTGAAGAACCAGATGAGTTTCTCGAGATCAACAGCGAGACCATTCTGGCGATGAGCGACCAGCAGCTCTATGACCTTCTTGGCGAGCTCGGGATTACTGTGATGCACCAACAGCCCTGGGGAAGAGACAAGATGATCGACTTGATCATGCAAGTCGCCCTCTCCGCAAAGGACAACTAGGGCAAGGTCACCTTGTGAAGTAGGTAGCTCAACGTCCCCGCAGCACCAGCAGCAATCGGAGTCTGGAGGTAGGTGGAGAAGGCCGTGCGGAGGTTTCGCCGGTACTTCTCCACCTCCTCCGGCTTCGCCTTCACTTTCTTTAGCACCTTGTGGCCCGTGTTGGTTGCCAGCGCCTCTGCCAAGAGGATCGGCGCCACCGCAGCCGCAGGGATGATGAGAGGCCACTTCCTTCCTTTAGCTAGCGCCATCCCAGCTGCAAGACCAGCAGCAGGAGCGAGCTGAAAGGCAAGACGGGCGGGGACACTCTGGATGAACTTGCCCCAGATCTTCTGGTGGTTCTTAGCATGGCCGACTTCGTGAGCGAGAGTGTCGAACCTCTTGTCCGAGACGCCGATGTGTTCCCCCTCACCTGTATCGTAGTACCCACCCC